ATATTTGAGAAACCATCATCAGATTTCTGTTAAAAGCAATCAAGCTCAATCATTACGAAATATTGGCTACTATCATGGATATAAAGGATACCGCTTCATCCGCACTCCAAACCAACGTATTCCTTTTTCATCACTTGATGAGGTCATAGCGTTAAATAAATTTGATATGCAGTTAAAGACTTTGATTTATCCCAAAGTAATGTTCATTGAAAACGCACTGAAAAGTTATGTGATCGAAGCCGTGCTTCAAGATAGCAAATCAGAAAATCTTGATGTTGTTTTCAATAAATCCATTACAGCCTATCAGTCCTACGCTCCCGGAAGTCAACAGTACCACAAGCAATATGCAAAGCGAATGACCCTCAAGGGAAAAATCAATAATGCACTTTTGCGTGATTACTCAAATCAGAAGCAGACTGTCAACCATTTCTTTGATACTGACCGCCCAATTCCTATTTGGGCTGTTTTTGAATCACTGACGTTGGGAGAGTTTGGTACTTTTTTCGCCTGCTCAAATGCAAATGTCAAATTAAAGACTTCGAGCATACTTCACTTGCCAAGCAATCTGGATTCAGATGGAAAAATCACCGAATACATGATTTACGCCGTCAAGGATTTACGAAACGCTGTTGCACATAACAATACCATCTTTGATACTCGTTTTCAGACAAGTACAATAAACAAACGCCTTATTTCGCTTCTTGAAACAGAAGTAGGCATTACAGGTCTTGACTTCAAATACATTGACGCCTACATAATCCTGATTACTTACATATTACGAAAGATGGGAGAAACCAAAACAGCCTGTAAGCAATTTGTGAGTTCCTTTATTGATTGCACAGACTTATTAAGAACTCAGATTTCGCCCAACATTTGCAATCAGATTTTGGGAACTCAGCAGCGCGCACACTTAAACCAGCTTCAAAATTTCATCAGCAATTCTTAAAACCTCTTGCATAATTTCTCCCCATGTGGTATATTATAGCTATGAATTGCGGTGGTCGTCTTCGGACAACACCTTGAAAGAGCCTGATGCGTCGGGCTCTTTTTTCTTTTGTCTTTTTTACTGTTTCTCCAGCTCCGGCAGACCGGCAAGGCTGGTACCGAGGGATGCAACACCTGCCACGATCACTGCACTGCCGACCGCCATCCAGTCCACCGTGCCGCCGGGCATCTGTGTCACGACCAGAGCCGCACCAGTCTGGAACATCGTCTTTGCAGCACGGATGCCGGCTGCCTTCCACCACTCTGCACTCATCAGATACTTCATAGCTTTTTCCTCCATCTTTTTCATATCAAAAAACGATCATGTCACGTTCGTCGTAGACGCTTCCCTGCTGCTGTCCTTCATTTCGGATACAGCGATCCAGTGCCATGATTGCAGCGACGATACCATCGATCTTCTCCGGCGACTTCGCCTTTGTCGGCTTGATGTTGCCAGCCGGATCAGTATCCACGACCACATTCCCCGCCATCCATGCCATGACCGGGTTGCCGCCGTGGATGATCCCGCCTTCCATCAGGAGCTTGTAAAACTCCTTAGTAGGCGGGCTCATATCTTTGAAGCCTTGACCGAAAGGAATGACTGTGAAGCCCATCCCCTCAAGGTTCTGGGTCATCTGCACCGCTCCCCATCGGTCAAAGGCAATCTCTAAAATGTGATAGGTCTTGCCCAGTTCTTCGATGACCTTTTCGATAAATCCGTAATGGATAACATTGCCTTCTGTCGCCATCAGGTAGCCCTGCTGGTACCAGACATCATACGGAACGGATGCCCTGCGCACACGCTGGGGGATCGTATCCTCCGGAATCCAGAAGAATGGAAGCATGATGTACTTCTCCTCTGGAACTCTGGGCGGGAACATCAGCACAAAAGCCGTAATGTCTCCGGTGCTGGACAAGTCCAGTCCGCCATAACAATCACGGCCTTTAAGGGCTTCCAGGTCGATTGGCTGGTTGCCGAGGTTGTAGATGTGTTCCGGGATGAATCTCGTCAGCGAGGACACCCACATATTCAGACGGAGCTGCTTGAATACATTCTCCTCTGCCGGGTTATCAAGTGCTTCCTGGTACGCATCCCGGACACGCTGAATCTGGATGGTCTGGCCCAATGAGGGATTTGCCTTATACCAGTTCGCTTCATCGTGCCAGTCATCCTCATCCGTCAGGCCATAGACCACGGGGTAGAAAGTGTGGTCGATCTTACGTCCGGCCAACAGGTCAAGTGCCTTCATGTGGAGCTCGTAACAGATGCTCTCTTTGTCCGTGCCGGCCGTGGTGATTAAAAAGAACAGAGGCTGTTCACGGGCATCACCGGAACCTTTGGTAAGGACATCGTAGAGTTTTCGGTTTGGCTGGGCATGAACCTCATCCAGAACAAGACCTGACACGTTCAAGCCGTGCTTCGTACCGACTTCCGCAGACAGAACTTGGTAGAATCCTGCGTTCCCGTAGTTCACGATTCGCTTCGTAGCTGCCATGATCTTGCACCGTTTCAAAAGTGCCGGGGTCATCTGCACCATCTGATGGGCGACATCAAAGACAATGGATGCCTGCTGGCGGTCAGCTGCAGCACCATAGACTTCGGCAGAAGGCTCATTATCGGCAAAAAGCAGATACAGAGCCACCGCAGCGGCAAGCTCAGACTTGCCGTTTTTCTTACCGATTTCGACATAAGCCGTGCGGAACTGACGGTTTCCTCTCTCGTCCACGATGCCGAACACATCCCGGATGATCTGCTCCTGCCAAGGAAGCAGCCAGAACCGCTTGCCTGCCCATTTGCCTTTGGTATGGCGCAGGTTCTCAATAAAGGTCACCGCCCGGTCTGCTTTGGCGGCATCGTAGTGGCAGGTCGGAAGCATGAACCGGCTGGGTTTGTAGTCCTTCAGTTTCGGATAGTTTTTCGGTCTGCACTCTGCCATCAGCTTCCACCTCCTCCCAGCAGATTCTCCATTTCATCGGCTGCGTCCGCGGGACCGCCGTCCGAAGCAATGATCCGGCTTCGGGAGGACGGGGTCAGACCGAACTGCTCTGCGAACTTGTTCATGATCTTCAGATAAGTCTGGGCGATAGATACCTGCGGCACTTGTTGCCAATACCCGGATGGGGTCTTGACGATGGTGCCATGCTGGGTGATGAACTCCTCCGCCTCTTTCCATCGGGCATACGCTTGACAATAACCGGCAAAGGCAGCCATATCTACTTCGGTCAGGATGCCGATGGCTTCCATCTGTTTGGCAAGTCTGCGCCATTCTTTCTTTGCTTCCGGCTCCAGCCACTTCGGACAGGCCGGTGCTTTCTTGTTGGGCTTCGGTTCACTGGTATTCAGCGGATGCTTGCCCGGATTGCCTTCCAGTTCCTTCATGGCGGTCGGCTTTGGTTTTCTGCCTCTGGTAGCCATTGGCTTCCCCTCCCTTCTGCAAAAATGGGTAAAGAAAAAGGACCTCCGAAGAAGTCCTTGAAATATCATTTTCCCAAACGGGAAACTTTTCCGTATGAATAGTAAATAGTTTCCCATTTCGGCAATTTTATATAAAACACATCAGATACGAGGCACAGCCCCTTTTCGGGGCGTGTACCTTTTGGGTGCTGTTATGCGTTGGGGTTGGCTTCCTTCCAAGCCTCGTATTCATCGACCAGCTCCGCTTCCTCGATGACCTGCCAGACGCTGCAGAAGCGGCTTCTTTGCTGCTCGATCTCCGCTGCTGTCCAGTCTTCCGGCTTGCGGCTCATGTCGTGGTAGGCATCCATCTCCGCTTTCGTCCGGAAGAAAAGGATCTGCTTCAGCTTCAGCGTTTCCTCGTTGTTCCGCAGGCTGTACCGCCTGTCCTCTGCCGCCCTGCAAAGGCTTCCGAGGTCGTTGCAGCTGAGGGTCATGTCCTGCTTGAAGGCGATCTCGATGCCGATTAGCTTCTTCTCGGTGTCGGCTTCCTGAATGTTCTTAAGGTAGGTTTTTGCTTTGTTCGTCATGGTCTGTATCCTCCGTGTGTTTTGTTTTCCGTAGGGCTTTCCCCTTCGTTGTGACTGTATATTACCGTCACTGCCGGATACTATCAAGCGGCTATGCTGCACGATCATACACACCTCTTTTTGTCGGATTTATGTGTATTTCCATACTGAAAGAATCCGCCACTACGAGCAAAAGCTCCCGAAGGAGCTCTGCCCTTTTTCAGTGTGCGTTCCTGATGCACCACTCGATTGCGTGACCAGCATCCGTGTAGGTCTCATCGGAAATCTTCAGAAGTTCCAGCCGGCACTCAATCGGTGACCAGCCTTCCTCCGGATCTTCCACAAAGCCGTATACCGCTCCCTCCAGCATGCCGTTCCAGTTCATCTGGGCAACCAGAACCCGGTCACCGAACTGCATGATGCTGTCGTAGCAAGGTCTGAGTCGGTCGTAGAAGCTCTCGATGCTGATGTTGTTTTCCGGGAAGTCGATCAAATGCTTTTTCATGGTGAATTCCTCCGTGTTTTCGTTTTTTCCTTGGGGCTTTTCCCTTTCGGTATGTGCATATTACCGTCAGGTGCAAAGGATAGCAAGCAGCTAAAGTACACGATCTTCCGTCTGGAATACCAAGCAGAATGTACATCACTCTGCATCCTGCTCCATGAGTTCCACAATGGTGTCGTAGAAGAACTGCGGGTCATATGCCAGCGGTTCCCGTCCGGCTTCCTTATCCATCCTGATCTGGTCTTCCACCATATCCTCGGCATCCTCCAGCGTGAAGGCATCCTTATCGCTGTCATCCATGTGGTTGTAGATTTCCACGATGACATCCATCATCCGCTCTTCCATGTGCTTCTCCTTTCTGGCGCATCCACGCCGCCACATCTTCCCCTGTGCGGGGCGTTGTCGGTTCATTCGGACGTTTTGCCACCCGTGGCACAAGCCCCTGTGTGGGGCTGTGTCGGGGGCTGCTGGTTTATCTGGTCATCCGTCCCAGCAGGTAGGCTTCCTCCATTGCTTTTTGGATGCCCCAGACCGGAACCTCAATGAAGTCCTCGCTGTCATTGTCGCGGGCTTCGAGGTCGCCCCGGCTGTCTACCGCTGCCATCAGGCGCTTGGCGATCTCCAGCAGGGCTTTTTCCTCTTCCTTGGTGATGTTCTTCTTCATAGTGGTTTCCTCCGTTTTTCTTGGTTTTCCCTTTCGGTATGTGCATATTACCGTCTATGTCACACACTATCAAGCGGCTATACTACACAAATATGTTCCCCCGGAACTGTGCGTATTACGGCAGAAGAAAAGGGCCGCCGTTTCCGGCAAGCCCCATGTGTTTCTCTGGCTTAGTAGTCTTCGTCGTCCTCGTAATCTTCCTCTTCGTCCCAGTCATCTTCCTCTTCATCCCAGCTGTCATCCTGGTCTTCTTCCTCATCTTTGAAGTCCCACATATCTTCAGTCGGCTGGTTTCTAAGGTCTGGGTTCTGCTCGACATAGTCGGCAACCGCTCCGCAAAGGATGTCCAGGACCTTTTCGTAGGCTTCCTCGCTGTAGACTGCCCAGGCATCTGCAGTCAGCTTTGCGATTTTGTCGTTGCCCTTGACTCCAAGGAACCGCCCTGCAGGGTTGCAGGTTTCCTTGCCATAGCCGATGCCCAGCTGGTCGCCGTCGTTGTAAAAGCGGTATCCGATGCGGCTCATTGCCCTTACCAGCTCCCCTGCGAGGCTGCCTGCCTTGCCCGTCTCCGGTACCAGTTCCTTGAAAAGTTTATTGATGCGTTCTTCGTTCTTCGTCATTGTCGTATCCTCCGTTTTTGTTGTTTTTCCCTTTCGGTGACTGTATATTACCGTCACCTCGGAGCACTATCAAGCGGCTAAACTACACGATCATTCAATCCTGTAATTGTCATATTTATGTGCTTTTCATGCCAGCTTTCGGAAGACAGACACGAGCAAAAGGCTGGTCATTTCCAGCCCCTTGCGCCTGTCGGTCTTGCCTTTAGCGGATGATTTCAAGGTAGCTTACGTTGCCCCAGCAGTCCGTTCCCTTGAAGCGGATGCGATTTTCGTTCTCCCTGTCGAGGGTGAATTTCCGCAGGTGCTTCATCTTCTGGATGCGGTTCAGAAGGTCCTTGCCGTTCTTCGCATCCTCAACGGCATCCCTGATCTCGACCACCGCGCTGTCGCTTCCGTACCAGAGGTTGCTGAGTGCCTCTGGGATTCCGTTCGCAAGGTAAAGGTTGATTTTTGTGTAGATCATTGTATTTTCCTCCTCTCAAAATGTCATCGTTTCCAGAATCTCATCCGTGGCTGTCTCCCAGTCGTGGCGGCTAAGTTCGATTTTGCTGTACATCTCTGCACTGTCTGGCTCATCGAAAAGCCGGAAGCATTCTCTTGCCAGCTCCTCGCTTGTGTGCTGCTGGATTTCATCTGGCTGTCCATCCAGCCGTGTAAAGGTGATTTCGTAAGTGTAGCGTTCCATGTTCTTTGCCCCTTTCGTTTTGGTAGCTGTATATTACCGTCACTGCCGGATACTATCAAGCGGCTAAACTACACGATCATCTGCACCCTGATCTGGTGGATTTATGTGTTTATCCGGGGAGGTTTCCCTCCCCATTTTCTTAGCTGAACATCTCTGCTGTGTCATCGTCGATCCAAAGGTGCATGCCGTCTGCTTCCATGATCGCGTGGTCTTCATGAACCTCGGTGATGATTCCTTCCCGGCTTCCGCTTCCATCGAATTCGTTCCAGTGCCATGTTGTCTTTCTCCCTTTTTTCCATGTTCTCCAATCAGCCATTCTGCTGTCCTCCTTTGCTTTTTGTAGCTGTATATTACCGTCACCGCCCTGTGATAGCAAGGCCATAAAACGTCATATTATCAACGATCTTTGCCCCTCATGTTTGGTACATATATGACCCCTGATTGACTTGCTATATATGTGTTTCTGCGGCATTATACACACAACGAAAGCAAAGAAAACCAAACCAAAAACGGAGGACAAAAACCATGAAAAAGACCATTACAGAAGTTGAAACCGCAATCGAAAACCGCATCGCAGAGCTTGAAGAAGAATACGAGCTGGACATTTACGACCGCAACGACATCCGGGAAGAAGAATACCAGAAAGCCGGATGGCGACACGACCCTTTCCCAGAGGAGCTTGAGGAAGAGGACGAAGAAGAGGAAGAGGATTGGCACTACCACAGTATGGAGGAACGACTGAACGAGGTCGGCATGAGCATGAGGGATTTCTTCTAAGGAATCCCCCAGAGGCTCCCCAGCGGAGGCTGGGGCTCTGCCTCGTATCCCCGGTTTTGGTTTGGTATGATACACAAAACCGCTGCCAGATGTTTGTGTACATTATGGCGGCGGTTCTCCTTGCTATCGTTGCTTTCCAGAGGTAATATACAGTAAACTGGAAGGGGGTTCTCATTCTTTTGAGGCTCCCATTTTCCGTCTAATCGGCTTCGCCCCGTATTGCCTGATGCATCACCCTGCGGTTATGCGCTCTGGCTTTCTTTTTCAGGTCCCTTTTCCATCTGCGGATGGTCACCGCCTTGCAGTGATTTCTCGACCATTCGTATTCATCCAGAATGTATCTGCCGCTGTGTTCCCTCTCGCCATAAGCAGGCATCTTTCTGTGTCCCATAAGCTCCTCCTGTTAAACCAAGCCCTCCCGGTCTTTTCTGACCGAGAGGGTATTTTTTCTAATTGCAGTATCTTATTCCGGCTTCGTTCCATCATCCATCTGGATGACTGCCATCTGCCCAAACATGCTGACGAATGCCTCCGGCACCCAGAACCGTTCCCTGAATTTCCGGATGAGGTCCTGGGGCAGCTCTGCGAAATCTTCCTCTCCCAGTCCACAGATGAAGAAGTTTCCCTTGATGGGCTGCTCCAGCTCCGGGATGTACCTGCTGAATGACTTCTCGGTGAACAGCCCATTGTCATCGGTGACCAGGGCAGCGCGTTCTTCCCACGGGTATGTGGCTGTGATGCAGTCGCAGTCGAGGATGCGGTAGAACTCTTTCAGGGAGTTTTCAATGTCCACCACCTGCGGATGCTCCATCGGTTTGATCAGAAGGACTTTCATTCGACCCAGCCCCCTTTTACGATTGCCCAGTCTGCAAGCTGCATCTTCTGCTGTCCACCCCATGCAATGTCCTCTAACGCTTCCTCCGTTCCGCAGCGGTTGCAGATCTGGATGTCTGCCCTTCGGCTGAGTGCCTGCTGCTGATGGTCGTAGCAGTCGGGCTTTGCTCCGCACCTGGGGCAACGTGGGCCGGTCTGTCGCGTTTTACCAAGGCGGTCGAGCGACACCTTGACCTCGGCATCCGTTGCCACACGGTGGCAACTGTCCGCACCGTAGGCAACGTTCAGATGGCTTCCGGTATCCCAGCTCACTAAGATGTTTCCGGCATCATCGACCCCGTTGCAGGTTCCCTGCGTTCCGATGGACGGTGCCTGCCTGTCATCCATCTCATCGAGGACGATCCGGCATCCGACCGGGAACTCTTTTCTCAACTTCTTGACCGTTTTCTGATCTGCGAAATTCATGCCTGCGCCTCCTCGATCATCTTCTGGGCGGCATCTTTGTCCATGCATTCCTTCAGCGCACCTTCGAGGATGTGCATCGGGAAGCGGAATGCCTTGTAGCCGTCATGCAGGACTTTGTAGTAATACCGGCTCGGTGCGCGGTGTCCGAAGTCGTTCTCCATAATGTAAACCATTGCGGTCACCATCTCCGGATCTGTCCCTTCCCGGAGCAGTTCAATGTTCAGGTCTTCCTTGCGGTAGTAGTTCGGGTAGCCCTCATAGAGGTCGAGGTTTCCTTCGTCCCTTTCCGAGATCTCCCACACCAGAACCGGCGTGTTCTTCTTCGGGTTCGGTGCGATGGTAGCGCAGCCGCGGAACAAAAGCTCCCAGCCGGCCAGCACCGCCTGTCCTGCAATTTTTGCATCAGGACACCGGTATGCCATCTGCTCCACCGACAGGTTGCTGCCGTAGGCGATGTAATATTTCTTGTTCTTCATTTGAATCTCTCCCTTCGGTTTTCTCCGCTCTTGTCTTGCGGTATGGTATATATCACTCTTCTGCCCTGATTTATCAAGGCCTATGAGCATCATATACTGCACAATGTTTTTTGCTTTTGATCGTGTATTCTTACATCATCTGCTGCTTCTTCAGATACCGGATGGCTTCTGCCCTTCCGATACTGGCTGCCAGTCCACGCTTCAGTGTGTCCAGCGGAAATTCCCAGTCGCTGTATCCGCCACGCAGCAGTTCAAAATACTCGGCATCCGGGCAGCCAAGCTGTCTGTCCTCGTGCATCACATAGGCCATGCAGTTCTTCGGCTTCTTCATGCGGTTGCCGTTCATGTTCCAGATGGGAAGCTGGAACTGCTTTTTGTAGTAGTACCGTGGGAAGCCCTCGTACCGGTCCAGCAAAAGTTCATCATATTCTGAGAGTTTCCAAACCACGGCCGGTACACTTTCGTTGGCATCCTGCTCGATGGTTGCGTAGCTTCCGGTCTTGCTCTTCTTGAACAAAAGCCGATAGCCGTAAATCTCGGTCACACCGACTGGCACTGCGTAGGGGCATCTCCGCCCCATCCGTTCCATGTCGAGGTTACTTCCGTAGGCAAGGTAGAACTTCGATGGTGTCCGGCTGATGAGTTCAAACCGTTCATTCATCCAAACCACCGTCCTCCCTGCCCGTGAATTCCACGCCTTGAAAATCTTCTGTTCCCAGCTCAATCTGGCTGTCCTGCCACCAGTCCTCTGCCACACGCTGGGCTTCCTCGACGGTCGGCTCTTTCATTTCGGATTCGTAAACTGTGATGGTTCTCTGGTAGGTTTCAGTGATGGTCACCTTAAAGGCTCTGCCACCCGGTGTGTTTTCATTTTTTAACGTGCTTTTCATAAACCTGCACCTCCTTCTACCACCTCAAGGGCGGTTGCCCGCCCAAAAGGTGCCCGTGCATCCCAGCTTATTTGTTCCGCCAGGATGCGTTGCCCTCCATGTTCCGCAGAAGGATCTCCCTTGCCGTTGCAAATTCATCCCCGATGAATCCCAGCCTCAGCATCCAGCACCGCATCGCGTACTTTTCGTTGTCGGTCTGCTGGGGCTTCGGGCTTGCCGTTCTGACCATCTTGGCAAGCTGGCTCATTGCGAGGCAAAGCTGGATGTAGGCTTTCATCTCACCGGCATGCAGTCCATTGCGCTTTCCGTCCGCTGGGTCTGCGAATTGGAAAAGGCGGAATTCAATGGTTCCCTTTGTGAAGGTGGCATGGAGGTTCAGCATATGGTACCGGCTTGAATTGTAGTGGGCATTTCGGTTTTCCCAGCTGGAACCGTTGCCTTCGTACCAAATGTCTTCCAGCTTGCGCATGGTGGTCGGCTTCTCGCGGTTCAGCCGGTCGAGGAAGCGGTGGTTGACCACCTGGCAATATTGTCCGGTGCGCCCTGCATCGATTCGGATGGCTCTGCCGATCTGCTGTTCGTGCGCCGCCATGATATTCACAAGGTTGCGGATGGTCTTTGCGGTGTGGTCGCCTTTGCCGATGTGGATGTGAACCCCGCATCCGCGGCTTGGGCCGCTCTTTGCGCCTGCCTTTCGGAGCAGTCGGATAATCTCCTGCAGGGTTTCGATGTCGTCGTAGGTGAGGATCGGGGTGACCAGTTCGCATTTTTCTGCGTCCGGTCCGTAGATGCTCACATCCCTCTGGAATTTCCAAACCCTGCCCTGTCCATCCTTGCAAGCCCAGCTGTAATATCCGTACTCGCTGGCCGCGTTCCATGCTCTGGTTCCGAAGTACTCGGCGACCTTTCTTGCCGCTTTTTCTCTGGTGATGTTGTTCATCTCGATCTCAACCCCGATGGTCTGGTTCTTCATGGCTTCAATCTGCTCTCTTGTTTTATCGTTCATGGTATGTTCTCCTTTGTTTTTTCCTTGTTTTCCCTTTCGGTATGTGCATATTACCGTCAGGTGCGGATAATAGCAAGGATATAAAAGAACATATATTCGACAAATATAAGGCAGAATGATCGTGTACATTTCTGCAGTTTATCCGCTTGATAATGTACATTTTCAGAGCTAATATCGGTACAATGGAAGAGGGTCTCGCATATTTTCCGGCCCCCATTGGGGGATTGGGAGCTTACGCTCCCACCTCCAGCATCTGCGCCGTGTCTGCCCCACAGTCGGGCTGTGTCGGCCGGGTCGTATCCGGTGCGACCGTTTCCCCTGTGGCAGGATCGCCGTTCTGTGCCGCCAGTTTCGCGGCTTTCAGGGCATCCCGTTTTGCCTTTTCCCTTGCAAGGAACTTCTGTGCTTCCTCATCCGTGCGGAAAGCCGCATGGCCGGAAAGGTTCTCCATGAGGATCTTGCGTGTCTCTTTGAAATCCGGACCGTTCATCCCCAGCCGCAGGAGCCATGTGCGGAGTGCGTATTTCTCATTCTCATCGTTGACATCCTTTGCCTGGATGCGCTTCTGGCTGATAGCCTGCTGGTTCATCAGCACCGCCAGCTGTGCAAAAGCCGTCAGATGTTCGTGGTCCGGTGCAGTCGGGAAGCCGGTAAAGGTGACCTTCTCGGTGGTGATTTTCAGGCCTTCCAGTGCAGCACCATGTTCAGTCTCATAGTCGCTGACCGCATTGATGAAGTTCATGATGGCAAAGGTGCAGCTATCGTCCTTCAGCTTCTCGACCAGCCCCTCTTCCACATGGAAGTGTCCTCCAGTCGCCTTGCCGATGAGCTTGCCGCGGCTGTAAAGAAGGTTGACCAGGTTGCGGAGAGTCACACCGTTGTGCTGGCTGACCGGGAATGCAAGTTCCAAGTCCAGCGGCACCTCTTCCGGCTGATCTTCTGTCTCCTGCGATTCTGCATCCGGCTCATCCTCTATGGTATCATCCTCAGCCGTATTGTCCGGCTCCAATGCATCCTCGGCTCCTGCTTCCGCAGGTTCATCTTCTGCGGTATCTGCATCTTCGGATTCCTGCTCGTCCAGAACCTCCAGCTCTGCTTCGGGCATCTGCTCAGTTTCCGCTTCGGTCACAGGCTCCTCATCCATATCCGCTGTCAGCTCTGTGTCCTCCGGCTGGTCATCCGTGCTCTCAATACTCTCGCCGCCGCGGATCAGTCCCTCATTCAGCAGGGTCGTCAGCAGCTCGGCATCTGCATTCTCCGGCTCGACCAGAAGGTTGCCATTCCGGTCGATGGTGTAGCTCCCGATGTCGTAAGAATACAGAGGTGCTTTGGTATAGTAAGGGTGGATGCCGGTCAGCTCCTCCATGCGTTTTGCGAGGGTCTTTCTCTCGGCTACGTTCAGTTTAAATTTCAACATAATTCATCGCTCCTTTTCGTTCATTTGTTTTTGTGCATCCCGATGTTCTTTTCGGTAGCACATATATCACTCTAAAACGGATGAATAGCAAGGCCATTTCCCGATATTCTTCATGTTCGACCATTTACACAAGGGACCGCAAAATCTGTTGTGTAAATAGGACCAATATGTAAGCCCACCATATCAACAGGTCGCTTTCTACCTAGTAATATAGCGGGCCAGTTTATTCTTCCAGACCTGCACACCACGCGATGCCGGCCAGAACAAAGAATGCGTTGGCTAAGCAAATGCCGTTGCCCCAGATACGGTACTCTGCCGAATCCGTATACGGGTCAGCCAGCCATTTCCGGATCTGCTTCTCCGTCTTCGGCTTCTTGGCATGGGTCACGATCTTACGGTGTGTTTCAAACACATCCGCCCAGAACGCCAGATCTTCCTCGGTTGGGTTTTCCGTTCCGAGATCTCTGCACCACCAGTCAGGGAATCCCTGCAGTCTGGCACACTCGGTCGGTGTCAAACGGCGGACGGTATAGGTCACAGGTGCGGGCTGTGCTTCCGGATTGTCGATGACCAGACGGTCATTGAAGGCATCCTGCCCGTTGAAGCCGCTGGGATGTGCCCCGGTTGCCACGGTTCCCATGACACCCTCGTTCAGATGCGGCACCGGTGCGATAGTGGTTGGGTCTTTGTAATCCCGTGCCATCAGGGTCGGTGCGACTTCTTTTGCCACCTGCATATAGGAGCCGGTGGTCATGGCATACACATCCTCCGGTGCGCAGATTGCATGGCGGTCAGTGGCATCCAGTGTAAAGCAGACATCCTCATTGACGCCATCCCCCTGCGGACCGTTCTCATCCTTGCGGCCGATCATGTTGCCCTGCAGGACGAAGGTCTGCATCTGGTCACTCCGGGTCGCCATCAAAGCGCCGGATTTGCCATGCAGATCGATCAGCTCATTGCGCTGGTTCACATGGAACGCAGTCATCTCTTCCGGCTGTGCCACAAAGGTCTGCTGCTTCATCCCCGGCTCTGCTGCCAGTGCCGCTGACTTCTCTCCCAGATCCCTGACTTCATCCCTCTGATTCTGGGTAAAGGCGACCGGCTCTACCACACAGATGCCGCCCTGATTGCAGGTCGGGTCACCACCGCTGCGGTCCAGTGTCCGGGAGGTCTCCGCTTCATAGAAACCGCTATGCGGATTGTCGGACATCATGGAGTGGCTGGCTTTGGAGCAGACACCATAGCATTTCGGAACGAACAGTGTCTGGTCGTTATTGCAGCCGAGGGTGGCCGACTTTTCTTCCTGCCAGATGGCTCCCTTGCCGCCGCCTTCACACCCGGAACGGATCTTCAGTGTGACTGCCGGGGAGTTTTCAACTTCTTTCAGCGGACTTTCCACTGAATTTTCAACAGCGTTCATGACTATCGGGACATTACCGCCACCCGTACCACACCTGCTTGTCAGTGTCTGCACCTTGCCATCCTCGGAAATCTTCACCCGGCTGTCTGCAGGATGGTTTTCCAAAGCGATAGCGGCAGGCACAACACCAGCCCGGAGGGTCGGTGACCGCTCTTCCTCATATCCGATGCTTCTGGCATCTGCCGAATGCTCGGTACAGAAACCAGCGGCTTCCAGGACACACGGCTGATGCCCATGCTCCTCTGCCCGGAGGGTTCCGGTCACATCCTGGGAAACATCCATCTGCTTACCGCCCTGGTCGTTCAGACAGATCCGTCCTCCTGCTCCGCTGAAGCCTGCCTCTCCAGTGCCGCTTTCAGCACCGGCGGCAGCTCTTTGCCACGCACGGAAGCCCTCCGCAGAATACCGAGACACGCCTTCGGACTCAAATAGTACCTTTGGGGCACTCTGGTCTGCAAAATCTGCGACAAGGTAGATACGTTTTCTTCTTTGGGGAACGCCCCACCATTGTGCATCAAGAACTCGATACGCGACGCTCCATCCGTCTCCCACGTAATAGTCAGCGTCGGGCCATCCTTTCTTCTCAGGCGCAGGCACCGAGGCGGCCGGTTCTTTAACACCGATGACTGCTTCGAGGACTGCTTTGAAGTCCTGTCCTTTGTTTGAGGAGAAGGCCCCTGGCACATTCTCCCACACGATAAATCTTGGTTTTTCTCCATTGGTCTTACACCTCATTTCCTTCACGATTCGGATTGCTTCGTAAAACAGGCTGGACCGTGAACCATCCAGACCGTCCCGCTTACCAGCGATGGACATATCCTGACAGGGACTGCCAAAGGTGATGATGTCCACAGGCGGCAGGTCTGCACCGCTGATGGCGGACACATCTCCATAGTGCTTCACCTGCGGCAGACGCTTGGTCGTGACCCGGATGGCAAAGGGCTCGATCTCGCTGCTCCACACCGGAGTGATCTGCCCAGTCAAAAGACCGCCCAATGGAAAACCCCCGGAGCCATCAAAGAGGCTGCCGAGGGTCAAAGTCTTATTCTGTTCTGTGCTCATGCGGAAGCCTCCTCTCCGAGCATCTGCTCATTCGCTTTCCGGTAAAAATCTCTGGATACTTCAAATCCGTAACTGTTGCGCCCCAGTTCCCGTGCAGCACGAAGAGTCGAGCCGCTGCCGGCGCAGGGGTCAATGACCACATCGCCCTCATCTGTAAAGGTCTCGATCAGTCGTTTCAGCACAGAGATCGGTTTCTGGGAGGGATGGATCTTCGGATACTCCTTGCCGTCCCTCTTCCAGTCAAACCAGTTGAAGATCATGTGGGGCTTTCCATCCTCACCGAGATTGCGGAACTTCGGGAGCTTGCCCCGGTACAGCACCAATGCATACTCCGTTGCACCTACGATCTTCATGTTGGCCTTTAAGACCTGCGGACTGTAGTTCTTGCAGAACACCAGCGGGATATAATTTTTGAAGCCGTATTTTTCCGCTTCGGTGATTACCTTCGGGATCTGCTGGAACGCACAGAACACGATCATGCACGGCGCATCCTTCTCGCCCGTGCCGGGTTCTTTCTTCAGCAGGCGGTTGCAGAAGTGGAAATACTCTGCAATGTTGAACGTGAAGTCGGTATTGAACGCCGCCTTCCTCGCCTTTCTGCTCTCCCCGTTTTTGTTGTCGCCATCCACATACCAGTCCGGCCGGCTGGCGTAGAAGTCCGTACCGATGTTGTACGGAATATCTGCGATCACCAGCTGTGCCTTGGGGATGTTATAGGACTTGAAGTTCTGGAAGTTGTCGTGGATGAGGACGCATTTCACATCAGGCATCGGTATCCTCGCTTTCCGGCTCGAAGGTCGCTACTTCCTCGAACTTCAGTTTCTGGCCGTCACGGATGACATACACATCATCGTAGTGACCATCATTGTGTTCGATGTACCGCTTCACGATTACATCCACAAACTTCGGGTCCAGCTCGATACCCCGGCACACACGGTCGGTCTCTTCACAGGCGATCAGGGTCGAGCCGCTTCCAAGGAACGGATCAAGGACGATGCCGTTGGTCATGGTTGAATTGCGGATCGGATAGCTCATCAGACCGATGGGCTTCATGGTCGGATGGTCCTTGTTGGACTTCGGCCGGTCATACTCCCAGATGGTCGTCTGCTTGCGGTCGGAATACCACTGGTGCTTCCCCTTCTGCTTCCAGCCGTAGAGACACGGTTCGTGCTGCCACTGGTAAGGACTGCGGCCCAGCACCAGCGCATTCTTCTTCCAGATACAGCACCCGGACAGGTAGAACCCGGCATCCTTGAATGCCTTTCTAAAGTTCAGCCCTTCCGTATCTGCATGGAAGATGTAGATGGAACCGTCGTCTGAAAGATGGTCGTGCATCTGCTGGAACGCTGCCAGCAGGAACTGGTAGAATTCCGAATCGCCCATATTGTCATTCATGATCTTACCGGCAGTCTCTTCCACATCCACGTTATAAGGGGGATCGGAAAGGACCAGATTTGCCTTGGTTCCGTCCATCAGGGTGTCGTAGCATTCTGCTTTGGTGGAATCACCGCACAGAACGATGTGCTTTCCCAGATGCCAGAGGTCACCATCTTTGGAAAAGCATGGCTGCTTCAGCTCGGATTCCACATCGAAGTCATCTTCCTTGACCTCTTTGCTGTGGACTTTGTTGAACAGCGTCTCAATCTCCGGCGGCTCAAAGCCGGTCTTACCAAGGTCGAAGTTGGAATCCTCGATGTCCTTCAAAAGATCAGCCAGCAGAGAATCATCCCATGCACCCGTAATCTTATTGAGCGCAATGTTCAGGGCTTTCTCCCTGGTCTTGTTGATGTCCACCACCGCACAAGGCACTTCGGTGTAGCCCAGCTCCATCGCTACGGTCAATCTCTGGTGGCCGCCGATGATTGTCATATCGGCATTGACCACCAAAGGATCTGCGAACCCGAACTCCGTGATGGAGTTCTTGATCTTCTCGTACTCTTTATCCCCCGGCTTCAGCTTCTTCCGGGGATTGTATGCGGCCGGCTTGAGTACGGACACCGGCAGCATCTTCAGTTCAGCAGTCGCTTTCATGTAGGCTCCTCCTAATTCAGATTCACATGCGCATGACCCCGGAGAAGGGCACGAAAAAGGAGCCGAACAAAAAGCCCGACTCCATTTCATCTCCATCTTCCTGCGGCTGTTCAGCCATCTCGCACCATTCCGGTTTTTCCCCGTTCACAGATGCCAGCACCTTATCTTCCGCATCGTCAATCGCATGTACACAGATACCCCCGGTGTTGAACATCGGAAACATACCGATAATCTTACTCATCCTCATCCACTCCCTTCATCCCGTATCGATAATCCCAGTAACAATTCAGACTGCAAAACTTCCGCTGCCGTTTTCCTTCATCTACGGCATGGAACTCCCTTCCACAGTTTTTACAGACCGCGATCCGAAAAGACTTATGCTGCCTGTAATATTCCTCCCGGCAAGCTGGAGAACAGAACCGTCTCCGACCACTGTTCCCTCTCTGCACGAGAATCCGTCCGCACACTGGACAGCGCCGTTCCCCCGACCCATCCGGTGGCTGTAACTGGCAGCTCCCCGTTTCCGGCAGGCCCAGTTCCCGGCAGTAATCCGTGACCTGTTCCAAAGAAAGCCCGGTGTTTTCTGCGATCTCCACACATCCAAACCCGGCAAGCCGCTGGCTTCGGACTTCTTCTCTCTCCGGGCGGTACTCATAGCCCTCAAACACACAGTCCAGCCGGACACCGTTCTTTACCACATCACGCTCTATGTTCAGCGGTCCTTCCATTTGCATCGCCCTCCTTCCAGCGTCCTTTGTTTGCACAGGCACGGCTGCAATATTTCCGTTCCAGACCATACTGGTGCCGGTAGGAAAACTCCCTGCCGCACACCGGACAGATCTTTGACCGCACGGTCTTCCAGTTCTCTGGTTTCGGGTGGGTGTTGTTCCACCGTGACCGGCATTCCGGTGAGCAGAACTTCCGTGGTCTGCCTTTATGGTTTGGTACGATTGCCGTACCGCACTGAGGGCAGAAGGAAAAAGCCATGTCCCTGATCATCTCAGCCGTGTAATCTTCCATCTGCCCTCACCTCACTCTCATTTTTCGCCGTTTCTTCGGCGGTTTCTTAGAAAAATCTCATAATTCATGCGAAAAGCGGCGAAGTGGAAATCGGCACTGCCCCGCCAAGTTGGATCGTTGTTGCGGCGGCCGATTCCCGCTCGCCCCTGCTCCTCCCGGAACAAGCTAAAATGTGCGAAAGCTCCCTGTTTACGAGAAGTTTCACACACTTTGGTTCATTTCGTGGAAAAAGAATGGCACCGGAACCGAAGATCCGATGCCTGTACATTTTCCTGTTTCATTTTGCGCCGTTAATCCTCTGACCCCCGGCCTATCAATTTTGCGCTTTTTCACAGAAAAGGGGCCACCGGTCTCCGTGTGACTTCACCGTAGAGAAGTGACCCCGGCCCCGGTGGGGCTGTCAGTAGGTGTAAATCGGGTTGATGTCTTCGGTCAACGTCTTCTTATCGTGACAGCTCTTGCAGAGCGGCTGCCAGTTGTTCTGGTCCCAAAAAAGTTTCTGGTCACCACGGTGTGGAATGATGTGATCCACAACCGTTGCCCGGACGTACTTGCCCTGCTTGGCACACTGCACACAGAGTGGATGAGCTTCCAGATACGACTTTCTGGCTTTCTGCCACCTCCTGTTGTATCCACGCTTCGCTGCCGGGCGGGTCACCTCTGGATGGAGAGGCAGGTGCTTCTCACAGTAGAGCCGACCGGCTTCCACCAGCTCTGGGCAGCCGGGGTGATGGCACGGTGTCTTTGGTCTGTATGGCATGGGTCAGTCCTCCCACGGGAGACCAGCCTTACCGAAGTGACCGTAAGCACTGACCTTGTTGTAGTCCACGTCCAGCAGTCCCAGTCGCTTGATGATCCCCTGCGGGGTCAGATCGTAGCTGTCATGGACATAAGCTTCAATGAAGTCAAGGGACTGGTGTTCCGTACCGAAGCATTCGACCGCCACACCCACCGGCTGAACCACGCCGATGGCGTAGGCCAGCTGGACTTCGCACTTGTCAGCGTAGCCCGCCTGCACGATGTCCTTGGCAATCTTCCTCGCCATGTATGCTGCGGAACGGTCCACCTTGGTGGGATCTTTACCGCTCAGAGCGCCACCACCCATGCGACCGATGCCACCGTAGGTATCGCACGCCAGCTTCCGGCCAGTCACACCACAGTCGGCGTAGCTGCCGCCCAGCACGAAACGACCGGTCGGATTGACGAGCTTCGTGAAGTCACCGTCCAGACCGTATTCGCAGGCGGCCAGTACCATCATGGATTCGATGATGTGCCGGAAGTCGCTGACCTCCACATCCGGGCTGTGCTGCACGGAGCAGAGGAAGGTAGTGATGCGTCCGGTGTCGTAGTCGTAGCTGACCTGTGCCTTGGCATCTGCACGGAACATCTTGGACGGATGATTCTTCAACAGCTGCAGGAACTTGGTGGCGACCATGTACGGAATCGGCATCTGCTCTGCCGTTTCATTGGTGGCATAGCCATACATGATGCCCTGGTCACCTGCACCGCCCTTGTCCACACCGAGCGCAATATCCGAGGACTGCTTGTCCACCAGAATGCCGACGCGAAGAAGCTCGGTCAGGTTCCACCCCAGCTTTTCGGCACCGACGAGTTTGAACACATTGTGGACGATCTGGTTGTAGTTTGGCCGGTAGTCGGTGGTGACCTCACCGGCAATAAAAAGCTGGCTCTTTTTCAGCAGACACTCGATTGCCACACGGGCGTTCCTGTCATGCTGAAGGATGTCGGTCACGATGGCATCTGCGATCTGGTCACAGATCTTATCGGGATGGCCATTGCTGACCTGTTCACAAGTGATGATCTTACTCATGTTCTATCCTCTCTTTCCTATATCACAAAGCAGGCCGTTTTTGTCCTTGCCCACAAATAGGCTCCCACAAAGACTGCCTGCCCTGTCTCAGTTCATGGTTTCCGTTCATTCTCTTATTTTGCTTTCTTCTTCTCAACTCATGTAGCATGTAGCAACCATGTAGCTGAATTTTATATAAGAAAGCTATAAAAGAAAGTAATAATAAAAAAGGTTATAAAATCTCGGCTACAAACCAGCTACATGCTACAAAGCACCCAAAATCAGAAAAAAGATCACAAAAGGCTGTCCTTTGGCTTATATGCATCCTGTACCGTCAGGTCTTCTGCTCCATCTTCTACTTCCTTGAACTTGCAGTCCGTGATCAACGTAGTCTGTCCGCCACCACCTTTGGGGCGCTTTCGGACCACTTTGAAATGCACGCCGATAGCATTTTTAAAGTTCTTCTGGTTCTCCGAGGAATACCCGTTCTCCTCACACCACTTTGTGTACAGCTGGTATGCTGCTGCCGTCCGAAGTTCCGATCCTTCCTCTTTTTCAAGCCACGCCTCAATGAACTGTCCGATCCGATCAGAATCATCCTTGTAATCTTCCGTGGCTTTCGTGACAGCCTGCGGAAGTTCCAAACCCCGCTGGCAGAACTTTTTGTACCCTTCCAGACACCAGTTGAAAATACCTGACAGGTTCTCCGGCTTCGCAAACTGCCCCTTCAGCCCCTGGTCCTGTTCTCCCTCTTCAAAGTGACGGTTAAACGGGATGATCTTCAGTCGGCCGGATTGGAACAAGGTCATATCATTGACATTGGGCAGGTAGTTCGTATTGATAAAAATCTTGAAAACCGGCACAAAATCAAAGCTGTTCTCATTCAGGAATCGAGCATTGATGGTGTCGTTGCCAGTCATTCTTTTTACGAGAGCCGCATTAAATGTGATCTTCTTCTCCGGCTCAGAGATATTTACAAATCTGGAGCCGACCAGACGAGCTACTTCTTCCGAAGGTCCGCCTGTGTTCCCACCACGGAATTTAGCTGCCAGCATATCCGGATTCGATGTCTTTCCATAGTCGCCCATGATCTTCAGAAATGTTTCCATTGCAGTGCCTTTGCCGTTTCGGGAAGTGGCACCGTAAAGGATAAACATACACTCCTGCGAGGTATCTCCTGTCAGAGCGTATCCCAAAGAACGCTGAAGGAAGTCTGCCAGATCCGCATCCCCGCACATGACCTCCTTGATAAACGAGTGCCAGCGTGGACAGTCTGCTTCCGGGTCGTAGGTAATACCGGATTCCATTGTGAGATAATCCTCCGGCCGATGCTCCCTGAATTCCAGTGTCCGCATATCCAGCGTTCCATTTTTGCAGTTGAAGAAATACTTGTTCCTGTCGAATGCCTGCATGGAGATCGGGTACACGGACATGGCATCTCTTAACATCGTTTCCCGATTCTTACGCAGCTGCAGTTTTCGGACACGGTCGATGAACCGCTTCCTGGCATCCTCTTCGGTGATCGTCAGGGCAAACACATACAGCTTGTCAGCCAGCAGCTTTGCCAGTTCCGACACCTTGAGATTGCCTTTGTCCGGCCGCCAGACAGATCCGTCATAGACATACCAGCCTTTACGTTCACTGTTGTACCGGGCAATCTGCTTGAAATAATCCGCAAACATATTGCCCATGCCGATCTCATTTCTGCCATACCGGGCATTTGTGTGCGGTGCCATTTCTTCCAGCGTGATCGTAATTTTGGTAAGATCCGGCTGGAACTCGATATAGTCATCCTCATCCAGCTTGGAAAACTCTTCATCCACGATATCCTGTGCGTTGACCGGCATATAGACGGCCGCACAGGTATTGACCGTGTTGCGGATAGAGATTGCACCGTAGGTCGAACCAGCCTGTTTGCGATCCCACTTCGGGCGCATCAAGCCCGATGTACGGAAGATGCGGTCCATCTGCTCCTCATCACAGCCGCACCAGAATGCCAGAATAGACAAGAGTGCCATATCTGCATCCGACTGGCTGCCGTAGAGGTCTTCCCACTCACCGGCAAAGAGCTTTTTGAACTTTTCAGAGTTACTGGCCTCGTTAGCGTGTGTGATGACAGCCTCATCCTCCAGATACGAATGGTGCTGAAAATGGGTCTGCTGCACCTGCTTATTTCGCTTCATCAGCGTGTCCAGCAGGGTGGTCATTGCCGTTTCATCGTTCGGGATCTCACCTGTGCGGTAAACATCTCCCGTCACGGTGACGAAGCGGTTTGTCGCACCGGGCATATACACTTCCAGCCCTTTGCTACGGTTGTTGATGTAGTAGACCGTCTTGTCGTAGACGTAGTCTTCTGATACATGGAAGAACCCACGCAGACCTTTGCCGGACGGTGACTTCTCTACATACGCTGTAGGAAAGATTGAAAGTACGGTGTCCGCTGTGTCATTCAGCGTCCCGTCCTCACGGATACAGTGGTCGATGTCGAAAGCCCCGATACCACTGCCAACCGCAATGCCAATGCCGTCATAGCCGCCCATCGCGTAAGTGACAAGCGTAGTCTTGAAATCTGCAAAGGTGCGGAGGTCATTGATCCTGGCTCTGTCACCGTTCGCCGGGTTATACGGCATCTTGGTCTTCTGACCGTTTCGCTTTTCAAATTTCCAGACACAAAACCGGCAGGAGGTCTTCAGCTCCGCCGGGATGTTTTTAATATCCACCATAGCGGTCAGACCTCCTTCCTGCTGTGTACAGCATTTCCGTCTGTATTCTGTTGGTTTTTCTTGGTACTGCGCATATCAAACTGCCGTGCCACGGCCTGTTCAATCTCCTGCTTTTTCTCAGCAGAGATCACCCTGCAAAGGCGTCCAAACAGTGCCGACTGGTCGATCGTTGTGATCTGCTCGACCAGCAAAATGGAATCCTCCAGTCGTTCCGCTCTGAGCATCTCACAATGTGCTTCTGTCAGCACGATATGTGTTGGCAGGTCGAGCTTTTTCATCTTGCTTGTAAGCGGAATAACTGTGAACGTCTGCGAATAACGATTCGCAATATCGTTTGTCAGGATCAGCACCGGACGGTTCCCACTCTGCACACAGGTACCATAATGGTTACCAAGCTCTGCAAACCAGATCTCATACTGCTTCGGGATTCTGGTCGTCGGCCAGTTGTAAGCGGGGAAGCTGTCATAAGTTGTGTGGCTGCTTTCCTGCTGCTTTTCGGTGCTGTGGTTATGCGTGACGGCGCTTTTATGCTTGGTGCAGCCACGCTTGTTGATGTACTTGTTCACATGGATCTTCCTGCCACGCGGCAGAATCCGTGCGTTGCTTTTCTTTCTCCCCATTTTGGGTTTCACCTCTTCTCTCCTGATACAAAAACAGCCGTCCGGAATCCGAATCCGTGACGGCATAACATGTAAAAAGCGGATAAAAATACCGGGCAGCTTTCGCTTCCGGCACTCTTATCCGCTCCCGGTTTTATCTTATTTTCCTAGTATAAAGTATAGCAAAAAGCCGATGTACGCATAAGAAGCAGTTTTCCTAATTAACTGCTGTTTTTCCTGAAAAAGCCCTCTTTTTCCAGATTTACTACAAATTCTTTGAAGCCTTTTCCCTTGTAATAATCTGCCCTGCTTTTTCCAAAAGAACAGCCGTTGGAATCCTTCATCGACTTCAACGGAATACGCTCAAAATAGAACTGTCTGACTGCTGCCCTCGCATCAGAATCAGACACCCGGCTCAGAGCCAGTTCCATAATACGAAGCCGTGTGCTCTGCTTATCGTATTCCCTTTTGCACTCCGTATACATTTCTTCCTTGATGCCGCGCTCCAAATCGGAGATAGCCGCTGCCTGTTCCTGTTTGATCTCGGCCAGCATTTTCTCCTTTTCTGCAATGTCTGCCTTGAGTTTTTCATAACCGCCGCAGGCATCTTTTGCTATGGCTTCATGCCGTTTATCCGGCTGAAAACTCCACTTAATCGGTCTTCCCACATTCTCCCCTCCTGTGTCTGTCATGCAAACAGATCACATCCGCAATCCCATGCAATGCAGTTTCTTTCTCTCGCTCCACCACCCGGCGGCTTAAAGTTCTCCCATCCAAACCAGTGATCTCCGACTGCTTTCTGCCGTCCACAAAGAGCTGCTCTGCCACGATCCGCGTACACCCCCGAAGACTGCGCAGTCCAACCTCGAACAGCTCAATATCTTCACAGACCTTGTAATAGGGTTCCAGAAACTGCTCGGTGCGCTGGGTCTGCACTTCCCGGTTCATGGATGCCAGCACCTTGTCACAGTTCAGCACGGTGCGCTCCACCGGATTTGATGTACCGCTGGTCTGGACACGCTCGGATTCCTCATGTGCGCCCTGCGACAACTTGTAGATGATCTCGTCCTTAGTGTAAAACCAGGACCGGGAATCCTCGTACTGCTGCCGGAGCATATCCCGCCTGTGTACCAGCAGCCTGTAGGAATCAGCCAGTTCCTTTGCCTGTTCCATATAATCCATCTCGTCTGCCATACTGCACCTCCTGTTCTGGTCTGTTTATTTTTATCACGCAATATCACCTAATACCAGGATGTTCTCCGGAGTCAGAGCAGCACCGGCTTCCGTGAGCAGCTTCACGAGCTTTTTCATCTCGCGCTCCGCCTTCCGGCGCAGGTTTTCTGCCCTCCTCTTTCTGCGCTCCACGGCTTCAACCTTCACTCTTGCCTGCACACCTGAAATGAGTGTGCAGGCATCCAGATCCGTCAGCGTGTTGTACCAGTTGGAGTGAAAGAAACCTTCCAGCCTCTTTTTCTCAAACTGCGCATCCCGGTTGTTCGGATGGTCCTCCAGACGGAACAGTACAGTTTTGTAATCCTTGACAGCCTGCAGGATGATTGCATTCGCCAGATTCTCGTAGCATTCCAGATTGTCCGCTGCCATTCCCATCAGTCGTTCACCCTGCCCTTTCCTGAATCATTCTCTTTTGTGTCGTACCACGGTGCCGGCACCTTCTGTCCATCCAATCCATACTTGAACATATAGATGGAATACCATGCTGCCTCGTACATGCAGTCGATCAGCTTGCGGTTCGGCTCCGGCATCAGAGCTGCATTCCGCACAAACAGGTCAACAAAGTTTTCTTTTTCTTCCCTGTCTGTCACCAGATGGTGCTCCTTTGCATCGATCAGGATCTCAGCAAAGCGATAGCACTTTCTCTTGTTCTGCTGAATCCAATCGAAACGCCAAGTAACCGCATCCAGAATCGTCTGTCTGGTATCCTCCGCCGTCAGCTTTGGTGCATCCGGGTGTTTGCCTGCCGCCACTGCTTTCGCATAGCATTCCTCCGCACGGTCTTCCGCACAGAAACGCTTGTGAAACTGAAGCTCGTAGGCTTTTGCCTGACACATGAGCAGTTCGATTTCATGCTCATAGGCTTCCTTTGCCAGCATATCCTGTGTAACTCGCAGATCAGAGGTCTTACGGGCAGGCGTTTCCCCAAAGATCGCACACAGCAGGCCGGTGCCACTGTACGGACGGAACATCGCATACGGTGTGAAAAAGCCATCGCTGTCGCGCTTCCGCTTGCCGGTCTGCACATGCGGTGCAGTCTTGTAGTGATATCGGTCGGTATCCAGAATGCCAGAACTGTGCTTTCTCTCAGCGGCACGATCCTTTGCATTCAGAAACTTGTAATTGGTCGTATTCTTTTCCATAATCTTCTCCTATTCCTCCAGCCGTGCTCGGACGGCCGATATCAGCTTTTCCTGTGTCATGTCCTTCTGCTCCAATGCCGCCATGACATCCTCGTCCACGGTATTCTTTGTGATAATATGGTGAATGGTCACCACATGGGTCTGTCCCTGCCGCCAAAGACGGGCGTTGGTCTGCTGGTACAGTTCCAAAGACCAGGTCAGCCCGAACCAGATCAGGATGTGTCCGCCCTGCTGGATGTTCAGGCCGTGTCCGGCTGATGCAGGATGGATCAGCGCAACCGGAATGTTCCCAGCATTCCAATCCTTGATGTCGGTACTGCTCTTGATGTCCCGGACTTTGATTTTCAGCTTCGACAGATGGTTGATGATACGCTCCCGGTCATGCTTGAACCAGTATGCCACCAGCACCGGCTGTCCATTGGCCGCTTCGATCAGGTCTTCGAGGGCTTCCAGCTTGTGGTCATGGATGACTCGTGCCTTTCCGTTCTCGTCATAGACCGCGCCATTGCTCATCTGCAACAGTTTCCCTGTCAGGGATGCAGCATTGGCAGCGTCTATGTCACCGTCTTTCAACGGGATCAAAAGATCCTGCCGGAGCATATCGTAGAGTTCCCTTTCCTGCGTATTCATCTCGACTTCGCACCTTGTAGGTACACAATCCGGCATATTGAGATAATCCAGAGCCTTCATGGAAATCGTGATGTCAGAGATCCGCTGGTAGATCATCTCCTCTGCTCCCTGTCTGGGTACATACTGGAACACGATGCCTGTTGCCGGGTTCATCGACCCAGCCTTAAAGTAGGCTTCCCGGTAGCGGCCGATAAATTTTCCAAGGCGCTCCCCGCCATCCAGAATCCCGATCTCTGCCCACAAATCCATAAGGCCGTTGGAAGAAGGTGTGCCGGTCAAACCGACCCACCGCTTCACAAACGGGCGGACTTTTCGCAGGAACTTAAAACGCTGGGACTGATAGTTCTTGAACGACGACAGCTCATCGATCACAACCATGCCAAAATCCCAGCGCATTCCATTTTTCTCGTAATACTCCACCAGCCACTTGATGTTCTCCCGGTTGACGATGTAGATCATCGCCGGGTGGTGGACTGCCGCGATCCGGGTCTTAACATCTCCAACGATGACGGAAATGTCCAGCCCTTTTAAGTGATCCCACTTTTCGATCTCTGCCGGCCATGTGTCACGAGCGACACGCAGCGGTGCAATGATGAGGACTTTGCTGACCTCAAAGGTCTCCAGCATGAGGTCTTTGATAGCGGAAAGTGTAATAACAGTCTTTCCTTAACCCAAGCCCATATCCAGAAAAAGGGCTGCAATCGGGTGCGTTTTAATATACTCGGTGCAGTAACTCTGATAATCGTGTGGAATGAACTTCATAGCGGCATCACCTCCTCCCCGGCATCCTGTGCCTGTGTTTCTTCGCCTTGTGTATTTCCCTGCGGCAGCGTAACTTCCGGCATCTCCGGGATTTTCGCCCCGACCCCCTGTGGGATAGGCTCACCCGGCGTCCAGTGCAGGAGTGCGTCCACCGCAGGCCGGATCTGCTCCAAACGGTCAACACAGAACACCGGAAAGCCGAGTGCCTCCAGCTGCTGTCTGCGTTTTCTCTGGAGGATGCGCATCTGCTTGCCGGGAGCTTTCAGTTCTACGAATGCACACTTGCCACCGAGCAGCAGAACCAGTCGATCCGGCACACCGTTCATGCTCTGACTGGTAAATTTAAGGGCCTGCCCACCGGCGGCCCTGACTGCTTCCACGAACTGCTTTTCGACTTCATTCTCCCTCATCCGACTTCGCCTCCTCTGCCCGCCAGACACCGATGCGTGGATGCTTCTTTTCATGGTGTTCCCTTTTAGGGTGTTTCCTTTTCTGGTGCCTCTTCCTGCGCTCTTCCCGAACCACATTGCCGATGGCTTCATTGGCTGTTGGATCCGGGTGGCTGTGGCTGACTTTCCTGTTTGGAGCACTTTCCTCTTTGTGTTCTGTGATCCAGTGAATGACATCTTCCATACCGTCACCTCACTGATTGATCTGCTTCCACTGTTGCGGCTCCATTGTGGCGACCTGCCAGCCGATGCCCTCCAGTGTGGTGGCGCGGTCATAGGAAATAACGTCCTGCGATGCGCGGGTCACCGCATTGGACAGACCGTACAGAGAAAGATCACCGCCTTCAATGAGGTACTTAAGAATGCCTTCCTGTTCCTCGGCATTGATGCCATAACTCTGGGCGGTCAGCTGCACCACATCCTGTACCTTGCCGGTGATCGGCACTGCCATAGATTCCTGCAAACGGCCGACCACCTGAGAAAAGCGAGCCTCATCGATGGCAGCCATCGTGGTATCACGCAGCTTCAAAAGAAATGCCTTATCCTCTGCTTCCATCGTTTCATCCGAATACAGTGCAAAGCTGTCCTCCACTGCCTTTGCCTGCCGGCCGACATGGTGACGGCGTTCGCCCATGTCATTGACCACCATGCCGTTGGTGCAAACGAGACGATATACCAGAGGCTGAATGGACACAGCACCCAGACCAACCTCAGAGTTGGAGATCATCACACCAGCCTGCACGATATCGCCCTTGCGGACTTCCATCTCCAGACGGTGATTGACCACCTTGAGGTACAGACGGTTTTCCGTCACCTCGCAGGACATCACCTCGTACTGATCGTTTCCGGCGAACAGAGGCAGGACAGATGTGGCAATTTCCATGTTATCGATACGGCGATACCGTTCCGACAGTAGCGCACGAGCCACCTGTCCGGCACCGTAATCCATTGAACGGACCATGTAAGAACTGGGCTTGTCCGCAAACCAGCTGTTCACGTTCTCAGCCAGAAGCTCCGGCTTCTGTGCCTGCATGAGATCATAGTATTTTGCCGGGATACCCAGTGCCGAAGCTACCTGACGATGGAACAGCGAGGTCGTACCGAAGACCTCCTGCTGGCTGGTAGTAAGATGGTTGATCTCGAAGGTGTGTCCATCTTCCCGGAAACGCATTCCCTGCGCCGGACTGATGAAGTCCTGCTTGGCCTGGTTCTGACGGTTCAGTTCGACCAGGACTTCCTGCAAATTTCTACCTGTTTTCATAGCAATTTTCCTCTCTATCTCTGCGGCGCATATTTATGCGCCTGTTTATGCGTCCGTGTCCTTCTGACAAAAACGCCGTGTTATTCTAGGTTCCGAATACTTACAATTCCCGGTTAATCATCTGCTGGATGATCCGGACTGCTCCCTGCATGCGCCTGCGGTTCAGCCGGGTATCCTGCAGGAGTGTGTCCAGCGCATCCACCTCGTCCCGGATGTTACAGAGAACCGACCGCTGATGGTCAGCAAGGCGTTCATTGTCCTGCTCCATGCGGTCATATTCCTTTTTGTAATCATCGATATCCTCTACGTTGGTATCGATGTACTCCTCGATCTCCCGGCGGAGTTCCTCGCCGGCATAGTCCTCGACTGCATCCAGCAGGTCGCGGATACCAAAGGGTGTCAGGAGTTTTCCGTCCTTCATTTTCAATACATGCGGCATATTGCTCTCCCTTAGTCTTTGAAATAGTAGTTACCCTTGTAACCAGCTGCAGCCAACGGCAAGCCCTTACACCATGCCGGGTTGACCGACATCAGCTTGCAGACTTCATCCACTGTGTACTGATCCTTTGGTGCCTCGATGATGACTTCATCGTGGACATGGGCCACAATATTCAGCCCCTCTGCTGAGATGCGGTCCATCGCTTCAGCCAGAATGTCACGGGCAATGGCCTGCGTTGCATTCTCGACCAGCCGGCCGGAGTAGGTTTCCTGTCTGCTCCACTTGTGATTCTGCCCCACGCCTTCATAGGTCAGGCTCATACGACCGAAGCGGTTCGGCTGCTGTCTCGGCTTCAGATAGGTGAGCCTCCTGCCTGACGGAAGCACCATCCAGAGGGTGCCGGAATAGAACTCAAAGGCGATCTTTCCGACCTCCTGCCGCTCCCCCGTCTTATAGGCAGTCATTGCAGCTTTTTCGGTATCCCACCAGTACTGCACGATCTTCGGGTTGGCTTCCCGCCACGAATCAATGATCTCCGGCAGTTCTTCCTCGTGCAGTCCCATCTGCAACGCACCCATGCTGATGAGTGCGCCAGAGGAACCGCCATAGCCACAAGCCAACGTTGCAATCTTCCCTTTCTGACGCAGGTCACCGTTGATGCCATGCTTGACGACAGGCACATGAAACATCTGGGAAGCGGTAGCACAGTAGAGGTCTTCGCCGTTCTGGAATGCATCCAGTACCCACTGCTCCTCTGCCTCCCACGCAAGCACACGGGCTTCAATGGCAGAGAAATCTGCCACGATGAACTCGCATCCATCCTTCGGGATCAGCATGGTGCGGATAAGCTGTGAGAGGACGTCCGGCGTATTACCGTAGATACTCTCGACCATATCGAAGCAACCCATCTTCACGAGTGTTCTCGCTTCGTCCAGCGTTGAGATGTGGTTCTGTGGGAGGTTTTGTAACTGGATATTCCGGCCGGAATATCGACCGGTTCGGCTTGCCCCATAGAACTGGAACAGTCCCCTTGCCCTGCCGTCCGAGCAGACACAACGTTCCGCTGCCTGGTATTTTTTCACAGAGCTTTTTGCCATCTGGAGCCGGAGCTTCAGCATATCCAGTGCTTCCGCATCCACACCGTTCTTATCCAGCTCGGTGATCATCTGGGCGACATCTTTTTTGCCCAGCGTGTCCATCGGGATGCCGCGCTCCTCCAGCCATGTCTTCAGCTGGGACACAGAGTTAGGATTCTCAAGCCCGGTTAGTTCATAGGCTTTTTTGCTCATGGCATCTGAGAGCATCAGGTCACAGGTGATTGCTTCCTGCACCAGCTCCGTGTCGATCCTCACACCACGGTCATTGATGCGCTCATTGGTGCGGTAATGCTGCCATTCCAGTTCCGTCATTGGAAACTTCTTCAGCCGCTTGTAGATGTCCACCTCGGTGTTGACATCCTGAATGCAGTAATACTTGAACTTCGCCCAGTCTGCCGGGTAATGCTCCGGGAGATTCCGGGTGCGCATCCCATTTGACTTGGTCGGCTTACATGGCACAGAAAACAGCTTGATGAGCCGCTCACCTTCTTTATCTTTCTGCTGGCTGGTCTTCAGCACCGCACCGACATCTTTCAGCGCCAGTGGCAGGGTCAGCGATGCCGCCATGACCATCGTGCAGATCCAGTTATCCGGTGAGAGGAACTCTCCCTGTTTCAGATACTGTCCGGGATAGTGCCGGTTTAGATGCACGGAGAAGCAGATACGCTCAAAGGCAGCATTGTGTGCGATCAGCCGCACACTGCCGGACTGGAATGCCTCCAGCAGTTCCCTTGGAATGGTTTCTCCTGATGCAAGGTCAGCGCACTTGGTTTCACCAAAGCCGGCTCCCTCATCGGTAGCCCAGGCAATCAGCAGGATCTCGAAGCTGGGGTCCGTAGCATAGCGGTACAGACCACACTTGCCGATGTCCACCTCACTGTAAGTCTCAATATCGACCAATATTTCTTTCAAAAATCTCACCCCTTCGTTTGAATCGATCCGTCATGTGAATCAGTTTTTCATGTAAAAACCGGGAGATGTTCTGACACATCCCCCGGCCTGCTTACTTAGCTGTGTACAAATTGTCTGTGCTTAACGCAGGTAATCCGGCAGTTCCTCACCGACGTCTCCGCCCAGAACATCCTCATCATCTTCCAGGGCATCAAAGTCAGCGTCTGCAGATGCACGTCCGGACAAACGATCACCGTCCTTGACGAACTGGATATTGCCCAGACCTACCGCTACGCCACGGTTACCGTTGGCATTGAACGGGTAGAAATTGACACTGACATTGCAGAAGCAGCCGGAGTAGACCATCATCGGGTCAACCACAGGCTGGACGTGACGGTCAACGACCTGCGGCGCATCCTTGCTGGTGGCGTTCAGGAAAAAATGCTCCTGGTAGTTCTCATCATCCGGGCGGTCGATGTCACCATCACGCAGCGGAAGTTTCAGGTTCGGCGGGAGCTTGCCACCCCACTTGCGTACCTTGCCATCTTCCTTCGCTGCTTCGACCGCCTTGTGGATCGCCAGCAGGGTCTTCTTATCGTCCTTCGGGACCAGACAGGAAACGGAATACTTCGCCTCACTGCCATTGATGCTCTTCGGCTCGAAGATGTTGGCAAAAGAGATACGGCACGGGATAACGAGCTTCGTTGCACTGGTAATTTTCTTAGCCATAATAAAAATCCTCCAAATTCTTTTTTGATGCCGCGCCTCTCATCTAACTGCGGCATCCTGTTGTGTAATGCGGTTTTCTATGTCCAGCCTCAGTCAAGGGGCGTGAACTCATCCTCGGCAGTCTCCAGATCGACTGCCTCTCTGGGATCAGAATTTGGTACAAGAGCCAGCTTACCTGGCGGCTTGACCACATACTCTCCCAGAATCTCTTTGAACTTTTTCTTTCCCATGAGCTTTTCAAACTCAGTCAGGGAGATCAGTTCGGTCTTATAAATGTCGGTGTATCCGGCTTTTTCTGCTGCGGCCACCACCGACTTTGTGTCAAGGAACTGCCGCTTGCTCCTGCCCTCGACCACCTTATAGCCATTCCACACAACTCCGTGGTTGATGGCTTCGGAACTGACATAGGCAAAGATTGCTTCGATCCAGGACTCGATACGGTTCAGGGTTGGCAGCATCTTTTCGATGTCCGTCTTGGAAAGGAGTGCCGGGGACTTGAAGGTCGGTGCGGAGGTGTCCGGATTGTAAGCTGCAGTGGCATCGGTCTCCTCCGCCTCATCGGTAAGAACACCTTCATCCAGATCCAGAAATTCTTCCTTCACCAGTGCCAGAGCTTCCTCGGCACAGGCTTTGCAGGAAGTCCTCGCCCTGCAGAAACGGCACCAGTCACCGGGAACCTGCTCTCCTTTTCCTTCAAAGGCCAGCTTTGCCCTCGGTCTGACATAAGTCTCTGCCCAGTCCAGCAGTTCCTCCACACTGCATTCATACGTTGAGATATTTTCCAGTCGTGGCTGGATAATGGTCATGGATACCTGCTCGATGTTGTACAGGTATCCGTAGGCATGGTACGCACCCAGGGCGTACAGCATCATCTGCGGATTATGGTCACAGCTGACGAACACGCCTTTGCCGTTCTTGTAATCCATGACATACAGTGTCCCGTCTGCGATGATCACGCAGTCGCCGGTACCGAAACCAGATGGAACCAGGTAGCTGTAATCGAGCCGCTCCTCCACCATGACCAGTGGATGCGGACAGGTTTCCTTGATGCGCTCCACCGTGGAAATGATGAACTCTGCGTAGATGTCGGTGTTTGCTTCCATCTCCTCGTTCTCGTACTCAGAGGTTGGACGCTGCACCCTCTCATGCAGGTACTTGCGGAGCTTATACTCACCCAGCGCATGGGCGGCTGTTCCTTCCTCGGCAAACACCGAGGATTCATTCGGAAAGTTCTGCTCCAGCCTTGCCGATGGCGTACAGTTCAGCCACCGTTTCGAGCTGGAAGCAGACAGGATTGCGTGTACTTCCGGCATGGCTACCTCCCATCAAATCTGGGAGACATCGGCCAGAAATGCTTCGTACTTCTCCGCAGGCAGATCAGACAGCTGGGCGACGCCATAAGTCTTCAGAAGCTGGCCGATCTTCTCGTTGTTGTCGCGCTTCTTTTTGATCTTCGCCACAATGACCGCTGTGATGTCATCCTTGGTGATTGTCACCGCAGACGGTGTCATAGCGGCAGCAGGTGATTCCTGTTTGGCCTGATGAGACTTATCCGGCTGTCTGGTCTTATCGGTCGGCTCGTCCTTCTGGCCGGTTTCTTTCACTTGACCGGTATCCTCGCTCCACGGAAGATTATCGGCATCATCCACCGGGAAGTTTTCTTCTTCCTCTGCTTCCCTGGCACTGTTCTCGGCATCCGGCTGTATGTCTGCGTCTGCATCGCTGTTGCTGTCAGTGACAGGTTCCTCCAGCTTGTCCGAAGCCTCCTCGACCTTTCGGGTCTTCTTGATTGGCTTCTTGCGGGGGTGCGGTGCTGCTGCACCTTTCTTCTCAGACACAGCAGGAGCTTCCTGATCCACGGCCGGGAAGATACGCTTATCCTCCGGGGCAGCATCTGCGCCCAGAAGTTCAAGCTGGTCAGACACGCCTTCAAACATCTGGGCGAGTCCTTCAAAGACCTCGGTCAGCCCATCCACGACCTTCTTTGGAGCATTCAAAACATTCATCTCATCCATCATGCCTTGTCCTCCTCATCCATGTTCTCACCCCAAATGGAATCGAGGTACTCCTCCTGGGCGGCCAGCACTGCCAGAATGACCTTCTCGCACAGACCGGTCTTTGCCTTGATGAGACCGATCATTGCATCCACATCAATATCCTCCGGCTCGTCCTCATCAGGCTCATCATCGGAGTCGCCCTCAAAGTTGTTGTAGGAAGTCATGCGCTCATCCATGTGGATATGCAGGCTGTCGATGTGGATGTTGATCGGCACGGTCTTGACCTGTCCGCCCTGCGGCACCACTTCCGACTTCTCAGTTTCCGGCTGAACTGCCTCCTGCGCATCTTCCGCCGCCTTAACATTCTCCTGCAGCTTGTCCACTACATCCTTGATAGGAATGCGGACAGCCTTGCCTTCCTTGAGCATTTCCATGATGATCTCCTCCAGAGTTCCGTTCTTCTTTTCGTTAGCCATTGTTTTCCTCACTTTCTGCAGCTTCCTGCTGCCCATTGCTGTTTTCAGCTTTCCTATCATCCAGCGGAACATGGTACTGTTCCGAGATGCTCTTTAAGAGCAGTTCGACCACTCGCCCCGGCTCCGGCAGATTGCGTACCGGCTTGTTCAGCTCATGCGCTTTCTCGATCTCTGCCGCCATCCCCTCGGATATCGTGTTGCCGAACACCCAGAGTTCATCCGCATCCTCCAGCCAGCGCATTCCCAGTTTCATGCCGGTGTTACGCTCCTGTGCATCTTCATCCTTTAAAAACTGGGTGAAGTACAGATGTGGAGCCATTGGGAGAAACCCCAGCGTAGTGAGAATCCTGCAGGCGGTCTTGGCTCGGTTGATGTTCGCCATCAGCTCATCTTTCCTACATTCCTCTGTTTTTGAGGTCGGTCGGTATGGCGAGCAGACGAAAATTTTCTTCGGTGCCGTTGCTGCCGCTTTGTTTGCTGTATCCGCACCCACGGCTTCGGCATCCGGTTCGGTGGCCGGATCTCCCCCACCGGGTGGACGCTCGATTGGATCGGTGGTCTGCTGGATGACCTTATCGCTTACTGCTTTCATAGGTTCTTACCTCCTTGATGTATTGAAGATTTTGTATCCTTACATAAAGCACACCGTTTGGAGCTGTTTGGGAGGTACTTTTCTTAAAAGTTTTTTCTGATTTTTTTCAAAGCACCTTCCAGGCAGTTTCCAACGGAGCGGCGGCCGATACCAATTTCCTCTGCGATTTCCTGCTGGGTCATACCTTTATAGAAGTAGAGCTGCACCACTTCCATCTGACGCTCGGTCAACTTGCTCATGGCAGCATACAGACGGCGAAGTTCCCTGTCTGCCAGCATCTCGGCATTGTCTTCGTCCAAAAAATCCACCATAATAGAAGCGGACCAGTCAGAGCCATCGCACTCCAGCGGCACCTGCTCAAACTTTGCGGCAGTCTTACTGAGGTTGTGTTCCATACGCTTCTCCCCTTCCATCAGAAGGCGCAGGCTCCACTCGGCATCCTCGAAAGTCTCTGCCGGCACGATCTGGTGCGTGCCATCGGTGAAATCGTAGCGGTAATCTCCGCAGCGATCCACAGCCATGACAGTGTGGGCGCTGTCCACCTCGTAGACTGCATAGCCGTTTTCATAGGCCGTCAGCTTTGCACCGTTCACGCTCGTGCGGGCTACTGCCACCGGGTTCATCTCCATAAGCGTCTTGAAAGTCGGCAGCTTCTTCTCCACCACAGTGTCGATCATTCCTTTGAGTTCACGCAGGGTGATGTGTGCATTCAGAGCCACCTGCTCTGCAGCCTGTGCCACGCTTTCTGCCATCTGGCTGACTGCCACCTGCGGCTGATGGATCTCCATCACACCTACTCCACCGTTGATTGCTACTGCTCCAGTCATCATGTTCATCATTTTTCTGTCCTTTCCCCCGGACTTCTGGGAGGGAAGGATACTGAAAGCTCTGGCTTTGAAGAACACACATGGAGATTCGCCGCATCCTCATGAAACGGACAGACTCTGCGGTCAAAAAGGCGCAAAAAGCCCGATTCTAAAGAAGGTTAGAATGATCCCATGTTCAGTCCTCCAGCTCCAGCAAATAACTCTGCTGTGCTGTCAGATCGCTTATGGTATCCTTCGCCTGCTCTAGAATCGGGCTTACAAATATTTTTTTATTTGTCCGAGGTACTGCCGACAGGTACTTTCGTTTTGGCTCTGTGGGCTTGTCCCTTGAACTGACTATATGATAACAGGATGAGCGAGGAACCACCTCCCCTGCAAATAGGAATCTGGCTTTCAAAAATCTACATATTTGTAGATTTTTCTACCGAGCTTCTGAAAATGGGCAAAAAAATCCACACAGTCGTTTCTTCTCGACCGTGTGGATCAAATCGCCATCTTCAATGCTTCGTTCTGTGCCATCATACGCGCCATTTTCAGTAGCATCTCTCTGTTCTCCGTATTCAATCCTGAGAACAGTCTGTTCATCTCATCATCTTCTGGCTCTGTATGTACCTGCACCCGCTCCGGCATCAATGAATCAACCGGAACCTCTAAATTCTCTGCTATGTCGATGAGCGTTTGAACTCCCATCTCTACCTCGCCTTTTTCATATCGGGAAATGACCTTGTTGCTGCAGCTTCCGCCCATTTCCTCTGCAAGCTGCTCCTGAGTCAGTTTCGCAGCCTTTCGTGCTTTCTTGACGTTTTCACCAATGATTTCTTGATCCGATTTCCAGACTTCCGCCAACAAGGTCACCCCCTTTCTCTTCTGTATTTTCTACTTCATAATATCCGTTCCGGGTTCTTTCCCTGAAACGACAAAAAGACCGGAGCAAATAAAGTTACAAGTGTGTCGATTTCAGCGAAACTTGTCTCTTTATTTACTCCGGTCTTATAGATTCTATTGTCTATATGTACCGGTGTGTACCAGATTGATAGTTACTTTTTCAACCTCTAACAAGCGCACTT